TAAGCACAATTAGAAACTGCATTGTAGATGGCTTTAGCGGGACTACTCATACAGGGATTTTCCTCAATTATTATGGTACGTCTGGCGATTATAACGCTTACAACAACACGATAAACGATTGCACCAGGGGTTTTGCTGGCGGCTGGAGTGTTAAGCTTAACGAGGGCAAAAATAACTTATTTCAAAACTGCACTGATGATTTCGCTGAGTATACAGCGGATAGTCCTGCGGTTATTGATTACAACCTAACCGATAACAGCACGCTAGAAGGTACTAACACAGTTACCAGTTCCACGATTAACTTTGTGAGCGCCACTGATTTCGCTTTAGCCTCTGGCGATACCGATGCGATTGATGGAGGTACGACAGCAGGCTCCACAGTTGATATAAACGGCACATCTCGTGGGGCAACCTATGACATCGGCTGTCATGAGTATGTGGCAAGCGGCGTTGATCTTGTAATTGCTGATTCTAGCCATGCAATGAGTTCTGATAATATCGGTCTAACTCAAGCCCATTCGCTTGCAGTTCAAGAAGCTGCGCACGCAATGAGCTCTGATAATATTGGATTAACCCAGGCCCATCAACTGGCGATCCAAGAAACTACGCATGGCCATACAGCAGAAAATGTTGTTCTAGAAGGGGCGATTGATTTAATAATTTCAGGTGCTGCGCATGCGCACGCAGCCGACAGCTTAGGACTAACACAAGATCATCAGCTAGAAGTTCAAGACTCATTGCATGGCCACATGGCGGAAAATATAGCATTAACACAGCTGCATATTTTGTCTATCGATGAAGCCCTTCATGCTCATGTGGCCGATCAATGTGATGTATCAACTGCTATTGCTCTGGTTATTGCTGACGCTCTTCACTTCCAAACTGTTGATAATATTGCACTAACTCAAGATCACCAGCTAGTGATCGCAGAAGCTTTGCATTCTCATACAGCAGAAGAAATTGCGCTAACTCAAGATCATATATTAATAATCGATGATTCGCTTCATTCAATGATCAGTGATAATGTGCTATTAAGTATCGCGGGATTTGATGTTGTGCCAGCATCAAGGACTTTCTATATCTTTCATGAAAATAAAAACTATTATATCATGAGAGAAAACCGAACTTTCTACATTGAGGAATAGAATATGAAAATCGAAGCCAAAGAGAAAATAAAACACCATCCATATTACCTTGAAACAGGCGATTCAGTAACCGTTCCAGATGAAGTTGGGAAAATGATGGTTGCTAATGGATGGGCAAAAAATGTTGACACTGGCGAAGATAACGCGCCATCAGATAAACCCGTAACGCTTGATATTCAAAATTCAGTGTTAGGCCTAACGGATAACATGGAGTAAAAGAAATGGCAAAATCAGTTCATGATGATGTTTTAGACGGTGCCTTTGATGTTGTTGATCAGGCTAACCTTATGACGGCCTGTAGTGCAGAACCAACAACGCGAACTGAAGCGGTCACGACTTATGCCCTTGCTGATGTTGCTATGACTATCAACACAGATTACACAAAAGCGGCTGGCGATACTTCAGGGCGAAAAGTTACTGTTGCAGCAAAATCAGGTGTTACAGTTGACACAACAGGCACAGCAACGCACGTTGCACTGGTTGATGCTACGCGTTTACTGTATGTAACAACTTGCACAAGCCAGGCTCTAACTTCAGGCAATACGGTCAATTTCCCAGCATGGGACATTGAAATTGCAGATCCTACTTAATAGGGTGATATATGCCAACATTCGATCAGGATCTGCGGGATAAGTTAGACTATAAATTTGATTTCGCGCCATTAACAAATGCAACCAAAAAATCAAACTGGCTGCAATCAGGCGAAACGATTTCAAGCTATGTTTTAACTGTGCCTACTGGTGTAACAATACCCGCAGACAGTTTGACGGATGCAAATACAAGCGTAACTATTTGGGTTGATGGTGATACTGCTGGAACTTATGAGGTTGAGTGTACAATAACAACCTCTGATGGCCGCATCCTAACAAAAGCAATTACGTTTATATTTAGCTAAAAAGGAGCGTTTAAGATGTCAGAAATATTAGCAACTGTTCGAGTTAAATCTGATAACGGATATACCGTGATCAATAAATCAGATTACGATAAAGAAAAACATATTTTAGTTGACGCTGAAGAGCCTGCTTTAACCGAAAGCCAAGAGCCAGCAAAAAACATGACTAAAAATCAAATGAAAGCTTATCTTGATGATGTTGGTTTAGAGTACGCATCAAATGCAAGTAAGGCTGATCTACAAGACTTGATTGACGAAAACACAGCAGAATAGGGGTATAGATCGGCATGGCTGTAATAGTAGAAACAGGAACCGGCAGCGCGACAGCTAACAGTTACGTCAGCGAGGCAGATTTGGCCGCATATGCTAGCGCAAGGGGGATCACTCTGACCGCCACAACTGAAGCTTTGCAGACTCAAATATTATTGAGAGCTATGGATTATCTAGAACAGCAAAACTTTAAAGGATCAAAATACAGCGAAGCGCAGGCGCTTCAATGGCCGCGATTAAGTGTATTTATTGATGGGTTTTCTATTGATTACAATGAGATACCGCAATTATTGATCGATGCTTTATGTGAAATTGCTATTGGTGTTGATGCTGGAAACAGCCCTTTGGCTGATGTTTCACGTGAAACAAAAAAAGAAAAAGTAGGCGCAATTGAGGTTGAATATATGGATGGCGCCAGATCTCAAACTTACTTGAAAGCAGCGGCTTATAAATTGACAAAGCTAATAATGGCAGGATCTGGAATTAATGCAGAGGTGATACGTGCCTAGCTTCTATGGAAGCCTTCAAGCAACAGCCTCAACTTTGCTGCAATCAAAAGGCCAGCAAATAACTTTTACTGCCATAAAAACCAATCATTTTGATGCAAGATTAGGACAGCATGAAACATACACAGAAACTTATTCTGGTTATGGAGCGCCATTATCTTATATAAATTCAATGATTGATGGTGAGTTAATAAAAAAAGGCGATTTGAATTTACTGCTTGAGGCAACAACCACGATCCCAAAACAAAACGATACTTGCGTTATTGATGGGCATCAATACACAGTAAAAGATGTAAAACCACTTTCGCCAGGCGGAACGGTGGTGATCTATGATATACAGTTAAGACGATGAGTTTTGCTGGCGATATAAGAAAATTTAGATCTAAAACAAAAGAAAGGACTGAAAAAGTTTTTCGCGGAACAGCGCTTTCTTTGCTTGGTAAAGTAATCCTTAGAACGCCGGTCGACACTGGAAGGCTTCGCGGAAACTGGCAAGTTAATATAGGCAAAGCGCCGACAGGCACAACAGAAGATACGGATCAAAACGGCGGGCCAACGATAAACAAGGGCGGCTTTGTTATTGATGGGCTACAGATTGGAAAATCTTTATTTATTGTTAATAATTTAGAGTATGCAGAAGATATTGAAAATGGTGGAAGTAATCAAGCGCCAGCAGGAATGCTAAAAGTTACTGTTGCAGAATATCAGGATATAGTGAGACAACAAACGAGAAAAAACAAATGAGTGTATTTCTTGATATCAGCGCAGCCCTTGATGGCCACTTAGAAAGAATGGATTGCTTGCCTGATGGTGTTGCGTGGGAAAATTATGATTTTGAGCCTTCCGGTGGTACTCTATGGATCAGGCCAAAATTGCTACCCGGTGAAACAGTTCAATCATCACTCGGAACAGATGGCACAGATTTAAGCAATGGAGTATATCAAATTGATATATTTTCAAAAGCTGGAATGGGAAAAAATGAGGCGGTCATGATGGCAGACACTATTGCTGATCGGTTCAAACGTGGTACAGAATTGATCTATAATTCTAGAGTGATCACAATAAGGAATGTAAGCAGATTGGCCGGTACTGTTAATGCAGAGGGCTGGTTTCAAGTTACAATAGAAATTATATATAGAACATTTACTCAAGCGAGGACGTAAAAATGCCAACTACAGCAACAGGTGCCCAGCACTCAGCAGGTTTTATTGCAGAAAGTACATATGGAACAACGCCTGCAACGCCAGCTTTTACAAATATACGCCACACTGGTTTTTCTTTGGGGCTTTCTAAAAGTGCGCTTGAGTCGGCAGAAGTACGATCAGATCGACAAATAGCAAACTTTCGACATGGCAACAAAAATGTTGCTGGCGAAATTCCCTTTGAATTGTCTTATGGCACGTTCGATGATTTATTTGAAGCGGCTTTTGGTGGAACATGGGCAACTGATACGCCATCAGCTGGAACCGACCAACTACAGGTTGGTACAACACGCCGATCCTTTACGGTTGAACGGTTATTTGGAAACCTTGATACGCCTGAGTATCATCGGTTCACAGGCTGCGAAATAAATTCTTTTTCGTTAAGTATTGCCCCTGATGCAATCATTACAGGTTCATTTAATTGTGTTGCTCAAGATCAGAGTATAGCCACCGCAATAATCACTGGTGCAACTTATGGAGCAGCAACAACCACTGAGCCATTTGACTCATTCACAGGCACCATCAGCGAAGGTGGATCACCTATTGCTATCGTTACCGCCTTAGATTTCACGCTTGAGAATGGCCTAAATCCATTGTTTGTTGTTGGTGATGATAAGACGTTAGAACCAGGAATTGGCAAGTGCCGAGTAACTGGAACAGTTACGGCATTTTTCCAAAGCAAAACACTGCTTGAAAAATTTATAAACGAAACGGCATCAAGCCTTCAGTTGGTAATTCTTGATCCAGCTGGCAACCAGTATGATTTCACATTTGCCAATATTATCTATACAGGCGGTCAGCCTGATGTTGATGGTGATGGTGAGGTTACAATAGCACTACCATTCACAGCATTGTATGATGCAACAGAAGGCTCGAACATAACTCTTGAGCGTAACCCAGTTTAATAGAAGGATTTAAAATGAATATTGATCAACTTTATACTGTAAAGGATCACGAAGAAGGCGCAGAAATGCAGATTAAGGACAAGACCGGAAATCTTGTTGATATGTACTTAACTGTAGTGGGTCTTGACTCGAAAGTATGGCGAAGATTCCTAAGCAAGAGCAACAGACTTGCATTAAAAGGTGATGACGATGTAGACGTTAAACTTTTCACTGATTCAACTTTGGACTGGAGGGGTTTTGAGGAGAATGGAAAACCGCTAAATTTTAGCAAAGAAAAAGTTTTTCAATTATACAAAAACGCTCCATATATAATGAATCAAGTTGATGCTTTTATTGGTAACAGGAAAAATTTTATCAAGGACTAACTGAAGAGCTTTTAAAATATGCAGAGTGGAGCTTTTACGCTCATGGCTTTGAAAAAGACTCAAAAGTTAGTCGAATAAAACATTGGGAACAAGCAGAAAAATCATCAGGCATAAAACCTGAAGGTTTACTTGATAAACCGGCCTTGCCGGATGAACTGGTGTATTTATGGAATCAATACATAGAAATCAGTCAAGCATGTGAAAAAGTTGGCTACGTTGAACTTGATGCCTATCAAAGAGTGACAGGATCTTTATTATCACCATTTGAAGCATCATTAATATTAAAGATTGAATATATAAGGCGGAACAGTGGCTGAGATTGCAGTATTAGGGCTTGAAGTAAAATCAAACGCTATTGTCAAAGCTGATAAACGTCTTGCAAAATTAGAAAAGCAAGGTAAGCGAAACGAGAAGCAGGCAGGCCGACTAAAAAAATCATATTCAGCGCTCGGCGGTGTTCTTGGTGCGGTTGGCCTTGGTGCTGTTTTTAAATCCGTCATTGGCCTGGCTATTGAACAAGAGCGAGTTGTTGCACAGCTTGATGCAACTATAAAATCAACAGGTGGGACGGCAGGTTTTACCTCTTCAGAACTTCAAAATTTAGCGGCATCACTTCAAGAAGTTACAACGTTTGGTGATGAAGCAATTATTGGCGCTCAATCCTTACTTTTAACATTTACTAAAATTCAAGGCGAAGCCTTACCCCGTACTACGCAGGCGGTTCTTGATGTGTCTCAAGCGATGGGGCAAGATTTAAAATCTTCAGCAATTCAGCTTGGCAAAGCTTTAAATGATCCGGTTGCAAACTTAGGCGCGTTAAGTCGTACTGGAATCCAGTTCAGCAAAGACCAAAAAGAAGTCATTAAAAGCCTTCAAGAATCTGGCGATCTAGCGGCTGCACAAGCTATTATTCTTGAAGAACTAGAAACTCAATTTGGCGGGTCAGCAAAAGCAGCGCGTGATACTTTCGGCGGAGCGCTTAAAGGACTTAAAAATGCTTTTGGTGATCTGCTTGAAGGAGATGGCGGAAACCTTACCTCTGCAAAAGATTCAATTGAAGATTTAACTGATGTATTAAAGGATCCATCAACCAAGGCTGCTTTTGATGATTTAACTTCATCACTTATTACAATAACTGCGGAGCTGGCAAAAGCATTTACTGCGACCTTTAAATGGTCAACTGAGCTAGGAAAAACATTCCAGCAAATGACCAGCGGCGGCACATCATTTGAAAAAATAAATGAAGAGATTGAGGAAACAGAAAAACTATTAAGAGCTGCAAACTTTCAGCTTGAAGCCAGTTCGGGCTGGTCTGCTTTTTTCGGAGTAGATAGAACAAAAGAAAAAGAAGAGATTGCAGCATTAAATGAAAAACTTGCAGAGCAGCTTGAATGGCGCAGGACTTTAAATGAAGAGGCGCAAAAAGCAGCAGGCGCAGCAGCAGCAAGAGCAGCGGGCATTCAGGATGATGTACCAAGCGCCGGATCTGGTGTGCCAGCAGCAGCGGAAACAACAGGTTCAGCAAGTGGCGTTTTTCTTTTAAAGGATGAGGAAATAGCAAAACTTGCTGAGCAAGATCTTGCAGAAGAAGAAAGAATTGAATCAGGTCTTGAGCGAATCCGTAATAGAAACAAAACTGAATTTGAATTAATGGAAGAGCGCTATCTTAATGAAAAAGATTTATTAAAAGAAGCAAAGGAACTTGAATTTATAACTGAAGAAGAGCACGCAGAAAGGCTTGTTGGATTAAATGAAGAGCGTGCAGACAGAATGAACGCTATCGCGCAAGCTGAGGCGCAATCAAGAATTGGTTTGACTAAATCAGCATTGGGGGCGCTTGAAAGCCTAATGAGCACAGGCGGAAAGAAGCAATTCGAGATCGCGAAGAAAGCAGCGTTGGCTAATAGCATTATAAATACGTATCAAGCGGTTGCGTCTGGACTTGCTACACAGCCATTTTTTCCTGTTGGGCTCGCAATGGGTGCTATTGCTTTAACTCAAGGCCTGGCACAAGTTAAAAGAATTAAATCACAGCAATTTGGCGGCGGCTCAACAGGCGGATCTTCACTTCCATCAGTAGGTGCAGCAGCTGCAACAGGTGTTACCCCAACAGCAGAGCAAGCACCACCATCAGCGCCATCGCAACAAACAAGCGGGCAAGGCGGAGAATTAAGAGTTGTATTTGAAGGCGATGCGCCGGGATCGGAGCCAATGCGAAAACTAGTTGAGAATCTAGCAAAGACAGTTGAAGACATGGGCGGCGTTAGCCGTTTGGTGATTTCATAATGCCGGGCAAAATTGGATATCATAATTTATACGTCGAATCAGGTGTGACAGTTACAGCGTCAACTGAAGCAACAGGCTTTGAAAAAGAAAATGCTTTTGATTGGTTCGGTTATGATTGGTGGAAGCCAACAGCAACTGGTGACAGTTGGATCCGGGCTTCATTCGGCGCTGCTAAAGATGCGGATTACATGGCGATATTTGGTCATGATTTATCAGATCACGGTTCAAGCATTAAAGCACAGTATTCAACTAACGGCGGAACATCATGGAGTGATGCTTTTAGTGCTGTAACCCCAACAGATAATAATACATTGTTTATTGATTTTACATCAGTAAGCGCCGCCGATTGGCGTATAGTGGTAACTAACCCAACAACAATTGCTGCAATTGCTGGTGTTATGATTGGTCAATCCTTAGATTTGCCTCATTCAATGGAAATTGGATTTGCTCCACCTTCTATTGTTCCAGATGTTGATTTAAGAACGGCTGTTTCTGAAAAGGGCGTTTTTCTTGGTGGCTCACAAGTAAGCAAAGGCATAACAGGTGATTTCACATTAACCTATATAGATCCAGCATGGATCAGATCAACATGGAAACCATTTATCGATCACGCAATAACGCCAAAACCTTTTATTTTATCATGGGATCCAGATAATTATTCTAGTGAAGCGGTTCTTGCATGGGTTACTGAAAAACCAAGAGCGCCAACTTATATTGATTCTTTATATATGGATCTTCATTTAGCGTTCGAGGGAACGCTATGAGCTATGATACAGAAAAAGTCAAGCCAGGCAAAAAAACGGCAGTCATGGCCGGGCTTGTTTGTGATTATTGTTCATTAACAGAAGGCACTTCACCTTGCACATCAACAGAAACAGGTGATAATAAATGTTTCAATACAAGGGTGTCTTGTAACGATCCAACAAATTACACAAAAACAACAAAAGAATATATTTTTAGCCAGCCATCGGTTGATTTGCCGATAGGCGAAAATATATTTCCTTTTATTAGCGGCGAAATTGAAAAATCAAGCACATCAATAACAGGCGGATCAGGGTTAGGGAAAAGATCGGTTGTACGTGTAAACATAAAAGATAGCACGCACCATGATCGCGGCATTGATAAATCTGTTGCAGACAGAACCTACACGCCAGAAAACCAAGGTACTTTTTGGGGTAAGTGGTTAGCCAGAAATCCATATTACGAGGGAAGGACGTTAAAGATTTATTATGGTTATATTGGCCAAACTTTTTCATGGTCTGATTTTGAAATTCACGAATATGATATTACTGATATTGACGGGCCAAACGATGGAATGGTTACAGTTATAGCTAAGGATATTCTTGTTAGAACATACGACAGGAAAGCAAAATATCCTGCACTAAGTACTGGAAAATTACTTTCTGCTATTACAGTAGGCGCGACGACTGCAACGCTTACCCCTTCAGGAATTGGAAACAGCGAATACCCTGCAAGCGGCTACGCGTCAATCGGAAAAGAGGTTGTTGGTTTTACCCGATCCGGTGACGTTCTAACTTTAACGCGTAATGAATGGGGCACAGAAGCAAAGCCACACAGCGCAAATGATGTTGTGCAGCTTTGTGCTTCATGGGATGGGACAAATAATGTTACAGATGCGCTTTATGAAATATTGGTCACTGGCGCAGGGATTCCTGCATCATATATACCAACAACAGATTGGGATACAGAAGAGGCGCTATGGCTGCTAAATGCAAATGTAAAAGGTATTTTGATGCGTCCTGAAAGCATCGAAAAAGTAATTAGTGAATGGTGCGAGTCGTTTATGTTTGATCTGCACTGGGATCCAGTTGCCAAAGAATTAAATTTGAACGCTTTGGCACCTGAAGCGCCAGGCGAAACAATAAACACTTTTACAGAGACATCCAATATAATAAAAGGAAGCTTCAAAGTAGAGCGGGTTTCAGATGAGCGCTTTACAGAAGTGCGTGTTTATTATGGAAAGATTGACTACAGTGAAAAAGATGAATTGGAAAATTTTGCCAATGGTCAAGTTGCAATAGATGTAAATCTTGGTAGTGATGATCAATATGGAAACACGATCAAAACTATATATTCTAGATGGTTTGATTCATCCGTTAATGCGCTTCAGCTAGCAGGAAGAACGCTAGCAAGATTCTCTGATACGCCTGAACATATAACCTTTGAGCTTGAGCAAAAGGATCACGGAAAATTGGCTATTGCTGGACGCGCCAAAATTAACTCAATGCAGGGTGTAACTGGCGCAAATATTGAAAAAACATTTCAAGTAACAGAAGTCAATGAAGGCAGAACAGCAGGGCAAAAATTTAAGGTCAAAGCTAAAACATCATCGTTTAATGGCCGTTATATTTTTATCGCTCCAAACGCTACGCCAGACTATTTCTCAGCAAGCGATAACGAAAGAGCGTTATACTTTTTTATATGTGAAAATACAGGGGATTTCTCAGATGGATCATATGGTTACAAAATCATTTAAAATGCCGCAGGGCGTTGTTATTCCATGCCCGGAAAAAGAATTTGCATTACGAAAGATTGAGTCTTGCTTGAAATGTGAATTTTATGGCGGGCTGAAACTTGCAACAATGAACGGTGATAAGTTACCATTCCATGCAGATAATTTTCAAGTTATTTGTAAGCGACCAGTAACAAGAAAGCTACTAATGATTGAGGCCGATTAATGACAGCATATAGTGCAATAGCAGACTCTGAGATTGATCCAGAATCACCAGGAACAGCTTCGCTTTTTACTAAGCTGCGAAACAACCCTTTAGCTATTGCTGAAGGTGATGCAACAGCGCCTGAAATAGATGGTCAAGCCATAACAACCAACACTATCCCCGGCGCATCTATTATTGATAATGGTATAACAGCATCAAAATTGCCCACACCTGCAACGGGATCTTATAGACAAGATCAATCTAATGACGGGGGTACTACAAATTCTACAAGCCTTGTGAAAGTAGGTGAGATCTATTGTCCTAGAGCAGGCACTTACAACGTTAGGATGAATTTAAACTTTAGTGGCGGTAAAGGCGGGGGAACAACTGGCTATGGTAGAATCTATGTTGATGGTGTGGCGGTAGGGACGTTAAGAAGCACGACTAGCTCATCTACTTTTGATGAAGATGTAACTGTAGCGGCAGGTGAGGTGATTCAGATATATTGTAGAACGACTAACGCAGCAGATGATACCACCGGCTCAATAATACCTAGAGTCGCAACAAGCACTCTTTTATTTCCAGCAGGGTTAGAAGACTAGGAGGACTTATGCCATATTTAATTTTGAATCCAGATAACTCTATCGCCGATGTTGCAGAGGATGCCGGAGATGTACAGGTAACAAAAGAACAGCTTTCTGAAGTGGTGGCAAATAAATTCGGGCATTACTGTTTTGACTATAACGGCGGTATTGTTTTAAATCAAACAAGGCTCGATTCAATGCTGCTAGACGTTGAGAAGCGAGAGTATATAGATGCCTTGATTAGTAAAGAAGTAGAGCTAGTTGCTAAAGAACGTTTAGCAGTCATCATCACTAATATAAAAGCTGTATCAAACAAAACAGCGCTTGAAGCAATGAAAAGGGGATAGTCATGAAAACTGATGTTATTCAACTTGATAATGTTGCAATAAAAGTGCTTGCATTTGAAGGGGTTGGCGATTTTATGGTTCAGCATGTTCACAAGTTTGATCATTATCATTATGTTTTAAATGAAGAGGTAACTGTTTTTTGTGATGGGATGAAGCCGAAAGATTATTCTGAAGGGCAATCAATTTTAATAAGGGCTGGTTTATCTCATAAGATTGTATCAAAAACAGAAAACGCAAGATCTGCCTGCGTTCATATATTAACGCCTGATGAAATGGGCGGTTTTGATTTTGAATCGGTGATTGTATGATCTTTATATCAGCAGGCCATCATGAAAAAGCACAAGGCGCTACTTATGGCGCGTTTACTGAATTTTATTTCACTGTTAAATATGCAGAAAAAATAATTGAACTTTTAGGTGATCGCTGTGTTCGCGTTCCAGCTGGAACACTAAAACAAAAAGTAAACTTTATAAATCATTATATAAAAGAAAACCCGGACAAAAAGCCATATACAGCAATAGAGATTCACTTTAACTCTGCGAAGATGTGGCGCGATCAAAATGCAAACGGCGTGATTGATGACGGTGAAATGGTTCATGTTGGACGCGGATCAGAAACTTTATACTATCCGGGAAGCAAAACAGGAAAACCGCTAGCTGAAAAAATACAGGATGCGCTTGGCAGAGTATGCCAGCCAGACAGGGGATCCAAAGAAGGCTGGTATCAAATGAATCCAGCAAAAGGGCCAGATTTCTTTTTAGCTAAAACTCATTGCAGAGCGGTAATTGTAGAGCCTGAATTTATTGATAATATTGAAAATATCAGGTTAAAGTCTAACCTTGCTTGCCACGCTATAGCTGAAGCATTACTTGAAGACACATAATAAAAAAAGGATAAAAAATGAATACCCCACCTATTCATGAAGTAAAAAAAATTGCGGATAAGGCCTTGACCGAAGCACGCATAGCTAACGGAAAAATTGACTCGCATGAGGAAATTTGTGCTTTAAGATATACCGGTTTTACTAATAGCGTCGGCGAAATAAAAAAAGATATACAAATTTTAAGCACGCGCATGTGGGTCGCGGCTGGCGCTACAATAGGCGCATGTATAGGTTTAATTATATTTTTATTAGCGAGGCATTAGTGATGAAAGCATTTATTTTAAGTTTTTTAATTGGATCAATCGTTGTTATTTTAACGAATGAGGCTCTTGCCTCGGATCGACATCATCATGATCGAAACATAACACCACAAAATTCAATAGAGAAAGATTGTGGCGCGGCGGGTGCAATGGCGGCAGGACAACACCAGTTTTATATTACCAGCAAAAAGCAGCTTTCTGTATCAGGTGCCACGCGGGATGACTGTCTAGCCGGATCCATTGGGACAGCCTTTACCCATAATCAAACCTTGTATTCTGGTCAAATTACCTTTGAAGAAGGCGGAGAAGTTAGCGGCGGAGTAACCGCTAATATTACATTCTAATGGCTAAAGCATACGAATGGATAAAGCTTAGCCTTGAAAACTGGAAAACGGTGCTTTCTATTCTGACTCTATTAATCGGGCTTGTATCGTCTGGCGTAGGAAATATCTTACAAAGTGAAACGGTTTATTCCTACAAAATGGGTTACGAAGCCCTGGCGCATAATGTTTCAGTGGCACAGCAAGGCCCAAAGCTGTCAACATCTCAACCCAAAGTTGTCAACGTTAAGACCTGTGACTGTCAACATTTAGAGAAGGCCATACAATTAAACATAAAACACATCAAAGAGCTGCGCAGCTTCCATGCGCTTAATTAGGATCGGTTATGGATATGTTGTCTAGAAAATTATGGTTTTTCTCTATTTGCGGATTTGTGTTTACTGTTATGCAAATAAAGGGTTACTTGCCTACTGATGCGTTGGTGTATTCTAATCTGATGATTGGCGTGATGATCGGTTATGCGGGCGGTAACGTCGGTGAGCATTTCGCAAAGAGGGGCCAGCAATGAAGTTATATTTTATCATAGCGGCTATAGTTGCATCATTGGGTGTATTAGGTGGCACAGCCTACTTTGCGTATGACTATGGCAAGGAATCAGAGAAAGCCAGAACAGCGGCACAGATTGAAGAATATAGAGACAATCAAAAACTATTAATTGATAAACTTGCAAAGGCACAAGCCCATGAAAGAATTATTGTTAAAACTAAAATCAAGACCATCAGAAAAGTTATTGATGATTGTGCTGCTAGTCCCATTCATTCTACTATTCTTGAGCAGTTGCGGAACTAAAGTTATATATGCGCAACCTGAATCAGCGCTTACCGTCGATATGCAAGAATGTGTTTTAGTAGGAGATACATGGAGAGATCTTGCTGAAGCTTATATTGAATGTAAATCTATTGTTAAAGAAGGTAATTCACGATTCAAAGCGATAAGGAGTAATAAGAAATGATTGAGACAATACAAACAATATTGAATTTTGTTCCGTTAAAGTGGACTGTCATTACCTTGATTGCAATGCATGTTGTATGGGTGTATTACTTAGCCCTAATGAACTTAAAGCGAGCAAGGGACAAAGGAACATTAACTAAGCCAGCTAAATTAATGGGATTGCCTGTTCTACTTGTCGGCGGCATTGCAGATTGGTTTTTTAATATGACTTTTGGAACTATAGGCTATCTTGAGAAGCCTACTCACTGGAAAGAATTATTTTCTGAGCGCTGTGAGCGCCATATGCATGAGGATAATTGGAGAGGGAAGCAATCTAGATTTTGGTGTCGTAACTTTTTGGATCCATACGATCCTGATGGCAGCCACTGCAATTAGATTCTGCCATTTTTTTAAATAAAGCTGCTAAATCTTTACCCCTTGAGCCTAGCGCAACATGTCCTTTGTGCTCAAGGGGTTTCCTGATCCTTAACCATGCTTCTATTTTATAGATTGGAGTAACCATTTTATTCCGGGTTTTCTACTTCAATTATACAAGAAGGCAAGTCAATTGTTACTACTTCACCTTTCATTAATTTAATTTTATCAGGAAAATCATGGGGCAATTTTTCCAGCGTTACCTTGAACTCGTCTTTTGATGTTCTTTCAAAAGTTAGACTTGGGTTTTCGATAATTATTTTCATGCTGTCCCTTCATTTTTTTTAAAAGTTTTTTGGTAATTGGTGAATGCTCGTCTATTTCAGTATTTGAAATAAGCGTATAGTTTGCTCGACTAATAGACCGGCCTGAATATTTATCTATTTCAGCATTTGAAGCGGGGTCATCTTTAATGGAAACGCCAGTTGAAAGCAAAGCAATAAATCCGATTGTATTTTTTATAAAGTTTCTTCTATTCATTTTTCACCCCTCAATACGAAAAGACTTTTGGGTGCTAACGTTTTTAAAAATTGCGGCAGCTGACATATAGGTTCCTGCTATCATTGGCAATTCACATATTTTCGGATAATTCCTTGATTGAATATTAATGACCGCCTCTTCTGTTCTCAAGAGTAGTTTTTTCTTAAAAACCTCGATTTTTTTTCTATTCATTTTTCAACTCTCAGCCAGTTATTCACAGTTGACTCTAAAATTTTTAATACTGGATCCTGCATTGTTTCATGCGCAGATTTAAGCCTGGCCATTGCACATGCCATGAATTGATCGGCTATTTCTGGATGCAGCTTAAACAGATCGCCAAATGAATCATTAATTACAAGCTTGGCCACCATTCTTTGTTTATCTTTTTCTGTTATATTCATTTTTTATTACCTGTTTTTGGTTAGCACATGGCCTCCCATGTGACGATGCAACACTTTATAAAATAAAGCGCCTGCTAGAATGCCTGTCAATAGTCCAAGGGCTACGCCGATACTTACACCCATAAGTAACCCGGCCTTATATGCGACCGTTTGCAGTTCGGTAAAATATTCCATCATGCTTGCAGCTTCATTGCCTGTTACGACTGGTTCTTTCATAAATTCACCTTTAACTGTTTAGAAGTACCCAGCTATAAATTAACAATGCAGCTGTTGTTGCTACGAATGTAAACACACCAAACAAGAACAAGCGCAACGTTGTTTGCTTTTTTTCGCGTTGTACTCTGGCTTGCCAGATTAGATCTTCCTGTGAAACGGTTGACTTTCTCATAATCTTCCTCTATATGGTTAGTATGATTTTTGATTATACAAATTTAACTATGTTACATGAAAGCCGAAACATTGACGCGCTGATCCGGGCAATGAAACTTTGCCCAACTGAAACCTTGCGCGACCATTTGATCGATCTTGAGATTGATCAGCATGGTCGATGGGTTGGCTTTGACTTGGCCAATTCTATTTGGCATCGGGCATACCCTGATCTTCCCTGTGTTGCATAACGCGCTGCTTGTATTCGTCCATAGATTCGCCCGGTCTTGGGTCAATATTTAAACGCAGCGCTTTTTGCTCCCATGCTTCAGACTTTGGTTTTTCTTTTGGAAGATCCCAAGGTTCGTAAAAATGTTCATCAGGGCCAAAGAAAGTTGCGGCCATCATGACAAATTCAGAGCCGATTTTTCCTGTTGCATCCATAAATGCTTTATAGCGCAAAACGCCATTTTCAATATTTACATGAAGATGATTCTGTTTGATTCTTGCGCTATAAGCCTTGAAAGCTTTTTTCTTGTTGTTGCCACCTTCGCGCTGTGGGTAAAGTTTCCATAAGGCCTCAAAAGCTTCTGGATAATTAAATTTTGTTGGTGTTTGAGTTTTATCAGTCATTGTTAAACCCTTGTTGATTAGTTGTAATTAAATATTACACGTTTTTATTATTTTTGCAAGTATTTCTGCCGGGATCAGTATAACCCCGGACAAAGAGCCGGATTTTTTCGCAGAGGGCAAAGCGTGCTCTGGCTATCCTGAATTATTCTATTGTCTACAGTGTTTTGCATTGCCTCAAATAGCATTGAGAGCAATTCGCGCCGGGGTCATTTCAGAGTATCTTGCGTTTGCTGTCCGCAAGCCTTGAGCGCCAAATAATTCAGGCCACACTTAGCAAATGAATATTTGACAGATAGGAATAAACAAGTAAAATTCACAATGCTATGTGTGAAGCTTGAATTTAGCAGATTAACCCCCTGCTGATCAAGCGGGGTTCCCGGAGCCTAGCCCAGCTAAATCCGCTAAAAACCCTGGATGCGCCAAACCATCCGGGGTTTTTTTATGCAAGGTGATAAAAAATATCAGCTTATTTTAAAAAAAGATTAATCTTTTTCTTGATAATATCGCGATCCATGTGTAATATTTACTTACACATTAACAAACACACAGGGCCAAGACCATGACACAGCAACAAAAAAACACAATCAGCAATCTTTTAAAACTAAAAAATAGCCTGTTGGAGTGCCGCCAAAAACGCGCTATCGCTAATTTGATTGATCGTTATGTGTTCAACTCAAACGTTTCTGATGATTCTAAAAATTTCACCGAGGCGCAGCGAGACCAAGCAAGCCGTTTTCTGGCTGATTGTCAGGCTGAAGCGGAACTCTGGTTAGTCTAATAGATATGCTGAGACACCCCCCGGAATGGGGGGCTGAAACAGGCTTAAAATCCGTCTGAATTGAATTATGAAGTGCTTATATAGGGGTTAAATCATGATCTGTTACTGTAAATTAAACAAAATTACCGATCACAAGCTAATTAGAGGCGATTCTGGCGGCTATTCTTGCACCGAGTGTGGCCAGGTGGTGGAGCGTCCAAACTGGCTAGAATGTCACTATATGGGCATGATGCGTGAACTTGAAAAAGGAGATGGCGCAAAGTGGTGCAACGATGGGCCGGGATTATGTGGCAGAAAGATTTAAAAAAGATTAATCTTTTTCTTGACATATCCCGGAACAGGTTGTAATATTTACTTACACACTGAGAAACGCAAAGCAAAAAGGGGTTTAAAATGCACACATTCAAAATCGGCCAAACACTAGCAACACGCTCAATTTGTAATCATGACACAATCTACACAGCTACAGTTATCAAGCGCACCCCTAAAACCATCACTATTGATGAAGATGGTGAAATTAAAACACGCCGTATCTTCATATATGACGATGTAGAATGCATTAAGCCTCATGGCCCTTATTCAATGTCAGCAACTTTTCGCGCAGACAGCAAATACTAACCAGCAAAGCCCCGCAAGGGGCAAGGGCTAAGAAAATGAAAAGTAGAAAATATAAATGTGAATGGGATGCTGGATCGTATGGTGACGTGAAACCTAAGATTGTTTGGTTCGATTATTTTGCTGATGATCTTGGCTATGATGACAATGACCGCGAACAAATAAACGAACTTAGAATCAATCAAAGTGTTTTACTTGGAATGTCAGATCACAAAATCACTAGAATTAGTTAAGGGACAAGTAAATGAAAATGCTTTTTAAATTTGAATATGATGACACTTATGTAAATGGGCCATGCGTCGAAACCAAGGGAACATCGCATTTTAAAAAAGGTGGTTATGAAAATAATGATGTTGGCAAAGCTGTAATGTTAAATATAGGCGACTCTATCTTAGTCGATGGTGGACACCAAAAAATAACAAGGGTTAAGTAATGAACGTATTGATCACACATGAAGAATCAGGGACAGTGCGCCAGGCTTTTAGGGATCGAGGCCATAACGCATGGTCATGCGACCTAGTACCAGCACGTGATGGCTCAAAGTATCACGTACAGACAGAAGCCATTGCAGCAATTATGCTGGCTAAACAAATATGCAGACGAGTTAAATGGGATTTAATTATTATGCACCCTGAATGCACAGCTTTGACAGTAGCGGGTAACCATGTTTACGCCAAAGGAAAACCCAAACATTGGGAACGCTTAAAAGCCGTACAAGATATTGACTTTTTGTGGAAGCTAGCGACAAAAGAGTGTGATCGTGTGTGCATGGAAAACCCACAAGGCGTAATACACACTAACCTGCCTCATTTACCTAAGCCGCAATATATCCAGCCTTATGATTTCGGTGAAGATGCCAGTAAAAAGACAGGCTTAACCCTTCACGGATTGCCCAAGCTTGAGCCGACCAAAATAATTGATGGCCGTTTGGTTTGTGGTTGTGGGCATAGTTTTGAGTATGGTTTAGGTGTTTATGGTTGCCCGAACTGTTGCGGCGATAGCGGCCCGGCCGTGGAACGATGGGCCAATCAAACTGATTCAGGGCAGAACCGTTTAAGCCCATCACCAACGCGATCAAGAGATAGATCAAAAACTTATCAAGGCATTGCAGATGCAATGGCCGATCAATGGGGGGGGAATTAGATAATGACTGAGAAAATGATTTGCGCATTGTTAAGGGCATATATAACAGAAAATTCTTTTTGCGCCCTTGAGACAATGCGAGCACTTGAAAGACGCGATCTAGTAATTCCCGGAAAAACGCAAAGGACTAAACATGGGTTCCCGGAATATCAGATCATATTCACCCCAAAGGGGTTACAGCTGGCGCAAGAAATGATCAGAACACTTGCGGCAGAATATGAAAATTTCACATATGGAGCATAGACAATGGGCAAAACATCACGTGCAATCAATGAACAATTATCGATAATTCAACTTGTTCAGAAGACAGAAGCAATAATCAATGAGGCAGGGATTCCTGATCTCCATACCGCATTTATGCATATAAACGCAGACGATCTTAAAGACATTAAATGCGCTATTGGAAAAAATCTTGACTATGAAAAACTAGGAAAATCAGCGCTAAAAATTATTTATCGTTATTTTCATGATCAGGTTTTGATTAACGAAAGAGCTTTACGAAAAATAAATCAAGGGGTTAATAATGAATAACTTGGTATCAGCTTATAAGCAGCATTCAAGGGAAACATATAAATCAGTAGCGAGGGGTGTTGTAAAATTAAACGCAGCATGCAGTACCAGTATTACACAAACAAACCTTGATCAGATGGAGAAAGGCACCAGGCGGATCCCTGAATCAGTCTCAAGATATATACTTAAACAGGTATTACCGAAAGAAATTAAAAACTATAAATCTGTCTCGAAACTTTGTGAACGTTTATCCCCCCCTTTAAGGGTTAAGTTATGATAGAACAAATACGTGAATCATTTAGGATGCTAGCAGAAGAGATATATTCACAAGGATATATGGCCGGTATAAGTGATGAAAAATATTTTGATGCTTATGCTATAGCAATGACTCAAATTGCAAATGGTGTTAAGTATGACGACGAAATGGTCGATAAAATAAGGGGTTCATTATGATCGAATTTAACGCACAAAAAAGCGAACAAGAAAAAATCTTTGGTCTTGATCGTGTAGAGTTTCATGGCAAAGGTTTTGTTGTGGCCATGAGAAAGATTGCAATTGATATTGCAAAAAAGAATGGCACAGTAACTTGTGATGATCTGCGAAGAGTCGCGCAAGAAAATGACCTTCAGCCACATCATCCCGGCGCATGGGGCGCAATTTTTACACCTAAATATTTTAAACATTGTGGATGGAAAAAAACAGAGGTTGTCACAAGTCATGCAAGGCCTATCGTCATTTGGCGTTATGAGCAAATCGTTTAACAACAAGGGGTATAAGATGAGAGAAATTATAGAAGGCGCAATTGGTCTAGTTTGTTTTGTTGGGTGGATGGCTATTAGTTGCATGATCGCGGTTATCCCTATTTTTATAGGTATCGGATTATGGGTTTGGGTTTTTAGTTGAGGGTTTACTAAATGATTACAAAGACACAAATGTATTTGCTTAGCAAGCTACCAGAAAAGGTACAGTTAAAAATTGTTATTATTCTTGATTCTGGTTGCTGGGAATGGGCAGGCGAAATAAACAGGAACGGATATGGCCGGTGCAGAATGTTTGGTCGGCGATTCATGGCGCATAGGCTAACGTTTTTATTTTTAAAAGGCATTATAAGGGAAAAGGATTTTTTAGATCATGTGTACTGTGAAAATAGATGCTGCGTAAATCCAACACATCTTTCACCTGTTACACCACGTCAGAATGTACACAGGGGCAAAGCGGTATTATTTAAAAAGGCAACACGATGATATATAAACTTTCACCAATAAGAAGCAAAAAATACAAAGCATGGGTTGTTTCGCTTAATTGCTGCAATTGTGGCGCACCAGCTGATGATCCTCATCATGCAATCGGAGTTGGTGAGAGTGGCGCAGGGATGACAGCTTGCGATCTTTTGATCATGCCAATGTGCAGAGGGTGCCATACATGGATCCACAACACGCCGGAGGCCTGGCCTAATCAATGGATGTGGATCAGCAAAACGCTACAAAGAGCAGTTAAGGAAGGGATCGTTTTATCCCTTCCAGAACTAGCGGTAAGTAAATCGCTATTTTAGCGGCTTAAATGTAAACGGGTTATAGCCGCGACCTTTTATTCTATCTTGCGCTAATGAGCTTGGGCCGTTATTAAGAAGGGTGTAAAAGTATTGGCGGGTAAAGCCAAGCGCTTTGGCGGCAGATTGAACCGATCCAAATTGTTTAATAGCATTTTTTTTACGGGATTGAGGGGTGCTTTTAGGCATTTTTTGTCCTTTTTTAGTTGATTTAATTGGTTAATAATGTAATATTAGCAGACACACAAACAAATTTGAAGGGGTTAATTATGAATGACAATGCAAAGGCGCTTTCTGTTGATGCGCCATCAAGGGATAAGCTTATAACTACGCTGCAAAATAGCCTTTACACTGGCGCAAAGCGTGATTCTGTAGAAATGGTTATTTCTTATTGTGAAGCAGCCCAGCTTGATCCCATGCAGAAGCCTGTGCATATTGTGCCTATGAACGTGCGTGATGCCTCATCAGGTGAATATGTATGGAAAGATGTGATTATGCCGGGTATAGGTTTATACAGAATACAGGCGGATCGCTCTGGCACCTTGGCCGGTGTATCAGAACCTGAATTTGGCGATCTTATAACGCAAGCATTTGTTGACAAAAACGGAAACGAGATCCAGCACTCTTTTCCTGAGTGGTGCAAAATTTCAGTCAAAAAACTAATCGGAAACCAGATTGTTGAATTTGTGGCCAAAGAATACTGGCTTGAAAATTATGCGACAGCTGGCCGAAGCGCAACAGCACCCAATGCGATGTGGCGAAAGCGACCACGCGGACAAATTGCAAAATGTGCAGAGGCGCAAGCACTCAGAAAAGGCTGGCCAGAAATAGGGCAGTCGCCAACAGCAGAAGAGATGGACGGAAAGATCATTGATGTTGAAGAGGCTGAAGTTGTAAACCATGAGCAGCCAGCAGAGCTTATGTACCTAGAGGCTGATTTTAACAAGAATTTTTCTGCATGGGCTTCCGTGATACAGTCAGGAAAAAAGACACCCGATGACATTATAGCTATGGTAGAATCTAAGGGTAAATTGACCGATGAGCAGAAAAAGCAAATCAGAGAAAGCTGATATTAAACAGAATACAAGGGGTTTAAAATGCAAATCGTGAATGTTAAACAAGGCACGCAAGAATGGTTAGATTTAAGAGCTGATTATTTTACAGCATCAGAAGCGCCTGCAATGATGTCAGAATCTAAATATATGAAGCGCGACGATCTACTGAAGCAAAAAGCAACAGGTGAAACTGAAGAGGTAGGCGATTTTCAAAAGCAGCTTTTCGCAAAAGGTCACATTGCAGAAAAATTGATCCGGCCAGAAATAGAAAAAATCATTGGCGCTGAATTATTCCCGGCAACATTAACAGATGAAATTGAAGGGTTGAAACTGCTGGCATCATGTGATGGCTTGACCATGTTAAGCGATATTTTATTTGAGCATAAGCTATTCAACAAAGATCTTTTCTCGCTTGTTGAACGTGAGGGAGATTTGCCGAAAATGTACAGAATCCAAATAGAGCAGCAATTTATATTATCAGGTGCTGAGAAATGCTTGTTTGTTGTGTCAGATGGAACGCTTGAGAAGTTCGCAAAAATGTGGGTATTTCCTGATCTTGCATTGCGGAAAAAAATAATAAACGGCTGGAAGCAATTTCAGTCTGATCTTGAATCTTATTCCCATAAAGCAGAAGAGGTAAAGCCAGCAGCGCAAGCCATTATGGAATTACCTGCAATTAATATTCAAATTGACGGTCAAGTAAAATCATCAAATCTTGCCTTATATGAAAAAAGCGCTCAAGCCTTTATTGATGCAATTAATACTGATTTAAAAACAGATGAAGATTTTGCAAATGCCGAAAAAACTGTAAAGTTTTGTTCAGAAGCAGAAAGCAAGCTTGAGATGGTAAAAGGCCAAGCGCTTGAACAAACAGCTGATATTAGTGAGCTATTCAGAACTATCAACAGCCTGAAGGATAGCATGAGAGAAAAACGGCTGAATCTTGAAAAGTCAGTCAGGACAAAAAAAGGATTAATTAGATCTGAGATTATCGGCGAAGCAAAAGCAGAGATTCAAGAATTTATTTTTGATCTAAATAAAAAATTCGGCATCGTTATTATTAAAGATGATGCAAATTTTGAACAAGCCATAAAAGGCAAAAAAACAATAGCCTCTTTGCGTTCAGCGGCAAATGATGAGTTGGCCAGGGCAAAGATTGTTGCAAATGAAGCTGGTGAAAAGGTAGAAAAAAACCTTGAGTTAATAAGAGCAACAGAAAAGGAGTTTTTATTTAACGACATAACCAGCATTGTGTTCAAGGATCATGATGATCTAAAGCTGCTGATAGAGTCTCGCATCAATGAGCATAAAAGGCTGGAAGATGAAAAGCTTGAAGCTGAGCGCGAAAGATTTGCAGCTGAAGCGCAAGCTGTAATTGATGAGGCTGCAAAAGTCTCTGAAGAGCAGGCAAACAAAAACCTTGAAAAAGAAAAAGCAGAGCTTCAAGAATTAAAGGAATTAGCGAAGAAGCCCCAAGCAAAGGTTGTTATTCTTGATGTTATTCAAGATGAAATAGAGCTTTCGCTTATCTATAACGGCATTGGAAAAATAACAGCAAAGAAAGTTGCAAAGCTGATTATTGAAAACAAGATCGAAAGAGTAGCGATAAATGGAGTTTAAAAAATGCAGGTCTGTTGAGGATGGCGGATGCGGCGAAGTAAAAGAAGTCCATCATTTCAGGCTGCATGGGCCTAAGCATAAAGGCTACAGATTACCAATGTGTATTGAATGTTTAAAGAAAAGCCAGAAGGAATGGGCTAAAAAGACAAAGCAAAAACCGAAAAAAGAAGCAGAAGATTGGAGCTTTTTATATAAACCCGTAATGACAATTGAAAGGAATTAAAATGGCAAGTTTAAATCAATGTAATTTTATAGGCAATTTGGGCGGCGATCCTGAACTTAGATATATGCAAAACGGAAAGGCTGTCGCAAAGTTTTCGATTGCATGCAATGAAAAATGGAAAGACAAGGAAACAGGGCAGCAGCAAGAACGCACAGAATGGGTGAACGTGTCGGCATTTGGAAGGCTTGCAGAAATTGTTGGCGAATACCTAAAGAAAGGATCGCAGGTGTACGTATCAGGAAAAATGCAAACCAACAAAGCCAAGGACAGGGAAGGACTAGAGCGATACTATACAGGAATTATTGCGGGTCAGCTTGTGATGCTTGGCAGCAAAGAGCAAGCGCAAAATTCATCGGTGCCAGGAAATGCACAGGAAGTATCGGCGCAGCCTGACTTCGATGACTCTATTCCGTTTTAATGAAGTACGCAAAAAAAGTAGATGTGAATCAACCCGGAATTGTAAAAGCGCTTAGAACAATTCCTGGTGTTTCTGTTGAGGTTGATCACGATGATATTTTAGTTGGTTATAAAGGGCGAACTTATTGGTATGAAATAAAAAGCCTTAAAGAAATAAAAGTTGATGGCACAGTCAAAGATTCAGCTTTAAGGGATAGCCAGAAAAGAATATTAAAAACTTTTTTAGGGCACTATCGAATTGTTTGGAGTGTCGATCAGATTTTAAATGAAATAATAAAGGAAAAATAATGGCTAGTAAAAAACAGGGCGGAGATGCGCCGAAAACGCCGGTTCAATTTAGAGTTGGGACTGTTGACGAACAGGTTGTGATGGCGTTCAATCATCCGATTGAAAACCTTGTGATGTATCCAGATAACGCAAGGAAGCTTGGCCAGGCGCTTATACGGGAATCAAGAAAAATACAGAATGAAAAGTTTAAATAATGGGCTTTATTTACAGATGCTCAAAAAATGGATGCAGAAAACAAATAACTCTGCGAAAGAAAAAAGAACAATATAAAATAAAAAAATATTCTCTTTGTCCATCGTGCGGGCGTGACTCACTAAAGGATATAACCGAAAGAAAAAAAAGGGAAAGGAAAAAAGAAACGTGTTGCTGCAACGCTTTTCATTTTCCGCATAGAAAAGGGAGCAGCGTTTTTTGCGTACAACATAAAACCGGGCCAACAGAACAGGATTATATAGATAGATATGGCAGAACAGAATGAAATAAAAATTGAGCCATTCAAAACACCACGCGGGAAAGAATGTTTTGTTGTAAGGCTTGAAAATGGAAAGCTGCTTGATAGCGGCGCGCCTTTTGAGTCAGAAGAGGCTGCGCAAAAGAGAATTGATTATATAAAACTATTTAGGAAAAGCGATGGTTGAAGATATAGACGTAACAATTGATTCTGATGTTGAAGAGGGCGTTGTAAGATTAACGCAATACAGCATTGATCGGCCTATAACAGAAATTTATTCTACAAAGATAATTAATGATAAAATAGGCGAGCTAGTTAATTTAATTGAATCTGAGATTAAAAAACAATCCGGCAGGGAAAATTGATGCGCGAATTTATAACAACAGAACAAGTCGAAAAGGCTTTGAATTACCTGCGAGACACAGCAGAAGATTTTGCAAAATGGAAATCTAGGGCCAGATTTTTAGAGCTTCATAGAAAATCAGTAAGGGCTGCGTACGCTATTGGCTTAACTGACGGTGCAATGAATTTGCGCGAAGCAAAAGCAGAAGCATCTGACGAATACGCAAAAGTAGTTGAAGAGCTTGAGGAAGCCTTGCGCGAATTTACCCTTCTAGAAGCTGAGCGAAACGCAGCACAAACAAAAATTGATGCTTGGCAGACGATGGAAGCAAGCAACAGAAGGGGCCATATATAAAAATATGCGATGTATAGAAATTCCATTATGGAAGCTGCTTTTGTTACTTGGTCATATAAAGGGGTGTAATAATTTAAAAGAAGAATTGCAGGTTATGTTTCCAACAGTTTCGGAAATTCTAGATATTGATGAATGCGTAATAGTAGATGAAATTCTAAAATCAAACATAAAAGAAAAAGATATTAAGGCGGCATCGGTGATGGTCAGAATGTATAAAGCGAGGATTAAAAGGCATGACTAGCAAAAGTGAAATAATAAAAAATATTATCAAAAACGGGTTCACTTGTTTTTCATGCAAGCATATTGATTATACGATTATAGAATCAGAGCAAGTGCCGGTATGTTTATTTAACAGGACGATGAACCCTGAAGCAATATGTATAAATTTTGAGTATGAGCCAGGATCGGATGAAAAATTCGACCTAGTTAAGTAGGTGCTATGGGTTAGGCCGATGGGAGTGTAACGGCGGTGCGAATCCGTCCCTTGTTGGGTTAGACACTAGCTAACAGTGCCAGCAAGGTAGGCCAGCCCACCTTTAACAAAGGATAATGAAAAAATAGAAAGTCACCAGCTAGAAAGGAAGCAACCATGAAAAACATTTTTCACAAGCTAGAGCAGAAGGATAAATTATTAAAAGGCTGTAAATTCTCACTAGAGACACAAAAGAAAATCAACGCCAAACAGAAAGAAAGAATCGCTTTATTAGAGAAGGTGGCAGAAGCAGCAAAAGCCAGTATTAATTATGACCGCAAACATTACCTAAATAACAAAACAGAATATAGTGACAGGGCTGGGGTCATTGTTGATTTAATCGAAGCCCTTAACCAATTAGATGAATAACAGGAGAGAGTCATGGACATAGAACAAGCTATACAGGAATTAGAAACCGCCAAGCGCGATCAATCACCTGAGACACAGGCAGAGATTGATTTGCTCATTGAGAAGTTGAGGGGTAGCTAATAATGATGGGCGAGAATCTAAAAAAACTAACCGAAAAAAAGCCTCGATTATTTTACTACGAGTTAGCGGTTGACGCATGGATTCCTGTACCAGAAAAGATAGAGCACATAATAGATTTAGAGTCCCACTTTGGCCACGACGGTGAAGTGGTGCAAATTCTATTTAAACGATTAGATCTATCTGATTTAGAAATGGAAGACTTAAAAGATGAATAAACAAAACAAATTACACCAAATCACGATTCAATAAAAACATTTATTACAACACTAAAATCTAAAGAGAGGTTCCCTAATGGATGATAGAGAGACGGGCAAGGAATTTATAAAAGGATTTCCTACAGCGATGGACTTGCATCAAGAAATGTTTGAGCTATGTGATGAGGCCATCAAACAACAACGCCAGGAGATTCTCGATAATTCGCTGGAAATGCAGTTAATCACTAAAGAACGATATAAGGTTTTATCTGAAGAGCTTGAAGAGAAACACAATGAGGTGTGATTGATGAGTGATTTTATTTTAATTATTTTATTCAATTTTATTTTTTGGCCTGCTTGGATAATTTATACGCTATGGACTTTTAAGAAATGAATAAACAAAACGAATTAATAGAGGATAACAAGCCATGACAGACGATGGACTGAATAAGAAACTGGCAGAGGTGATGGGGCGAGATGATTGCGAGTTGGAACGATTTTCAGAAGATGTCACATACATAGACAAGGATGGATGGCGCAGAGTTTTCACATACAAAGACCCGGCCATCTTCGCTGAGAATGTTAAGTGGTTGCTGGATAATGGCGCAATTATTGGCACTGATTCAGACGATAAATATTTCGTCGATCACTCAACATTTTCAGGGCAAAGGGAAACTTTCGACAAAGACATATACAAAGCCGTAGCGTTAGCACGTATAGAGGTAAGCAAACATGAGTGAGCTGAAGCCTTGTAGATTCTGTCAGAGTGAGGGAGAGTAAAAAATGGAAACATTCATATTATTAAGTTTTTGGGTACTGGTAGTGGGCTTTGTGCTTAGAGTCTTAATACTTTCGCTCGCTACATACCCAAGAAAGTACGAATACTCATTAGGGCTCGATGTGGCAGCGGTCTTACTCAAGATACCTTTTATTATTTGGTGTGCTTATTTGTTGTGGGCTAACTAAAGTGTGAACGCACTTTCCAGGACAATACTAAACAGTATTTTTTTGGTGGATTAAGGCATACCCCCTGTAGATGGTAAAAGTGGTAAAACCGAGATGAAAAAATATACAACTCAACACACTTCAACATTCATCACCAGTCTGAAGACATTGGTGTTGCTGGGTTTAACCGCTTTAACCACTAATACCAGTTATACCACTTTAACCACTTATACCATTAAAAGGGGGAGTCTTTTTGTTTTGTGTGAGAGTTTTAAGTATTTCTGGAAAAACTACCCCTGTAGAGAAGGTAGAAAGAAAGCGCAAAAATATGAAGAAATGCACAAAAAAACGTTATTTAGATAAGCGCCAGGCAAAAAAAGCGCTTAAACGTTTAAGGTGCAAAGGGCTGAAACGCTGGTATTTGTGCCCGATATGTACAGGGGAAAGCCAAGAAAACATCTATCATTTAACTAGTCAAACAAAAAGAGTTGCTGAAGTATACAAAGAAACGCATAAAAATTTTTGACGAAACAAGAATATTAGAATAGTCTTGCCTTATTAATCCGTGATTAATGGGGAAAGCCAGTGGCTACCAAGAAAAAAACTGCAAAGAAAAAGGCAGCTAAAAAAAAAGCTGTATCAAAAAAGAAAACTACAAAAAAGAAAACTGCTAAGAAAAAACAAGCAGTTAACTCAAATCCAGTAGGCAGGCCTACAAAATACCAAGCAGACTATCACCCGGTGCAGGCTGAAAAGCTATGCGCAAAACTCTATGCAACCGATATACAGCTTGCAGATTTTTTTGAAGTTGCGGTTTCCCAAATATATGAATGGAAAAAGAAATATCCAATTTTTCAGGAGTCCATAAAAAGAGGAAAGGCAGTGGCTGACGAAACTATTGAGCAATCTTTGTTCCATCGGGCGGCAGGATACAGCCATGAAGATACACATATAACAAATTATTATGGCGAAGTAATAAAAACCCCGGTTATGAAATATTACCCCCCTGAGCCTGTTGCGTGTATTTTCTGGCTAACAAACAGGAAGCGAGGTGATTGGAAGCGAAACATTGACAATCATGATTCAGGTGAAGATGTGCCAGCGTTAAGCATTAGCTATGAAGTACGCAAGCCAGCCTCTGAAGTAAAAGTCACCCGTGGAAGTTAGCGCCCCGCAACACATTTTTTTAAAGCAGCTTGATACAAAATTTCGTGCTTTTGTTGGCGGCTTTGGTTCTGGCAAAACGTTTGTCGGCTGTCTTGATCTGCTGAACTTTGCGGGAGAGCACCCAAAATCACGTCAAGGCTATTTCGGGCCGACTTATGGAAGCATCAGAGATATATTTTTTCCAACAATTATTGAAGCCGGTGAAATGCTTGGTTTTGGTGTTGATGTAAAAGAATCAAACAAGGAAGTCCATCTTTTCAGGGGGCGCAGATACTACGGGACTATTATTTGTAGATCGATGGATAAGCCTTCAAGCATTGTTGGTTTTAAAGTTGCGCGTGCCTTGGTTGATGAAATAGACACACTTCCAAAAGATAAAGCTGTTATTGCATGGAATAAAATTATAGCCAGGCTGAGATTGAAAATAGATGGCGTAGTCAATGGGATCGGTGTCACCACAACGCCAGAAGGCTTTTTGTTTGTTTATGATAGATTTGCAGAAGAGCCCACAGCAAGCTATTCAATGGTTCAAGCAAGCACTTATGAGAATAATCAGCATTTGCCAGAAGATTATATTGATTCTTTGCTGGAAACCTACCCGCAAGAATTGGTCGATGCATATTTGTATGGCAAATTCGTTAATCTTAAATCGGGCACCGTTTATAATTCTTACTCAAGAATAAACCATAAGAGCCGGGAATTTTACAAGGAAAAAGAATTACTTAGGATTGGAATGGATTTCAATGTTACCAATATGAGCGCAGTTATTTATGTATTGCGCGGCAAGGTATGGCACGCCGTTGAGGAACTGAAAGGCATTTATGATACCCCGGCCATGATTGACACGATCAACGAAAAATACCCTGATCACCCTATTAGGGTTTATCCTGATGCTAGCGGAAAAAGCAGAAAAACGGTAAACGCAAGCACATCAGACATTGCATTGCTTGAACAGGCTAAATTTTCTGTATATGCTAACAGTACTAACCCGCTAGTTAAGGATCGCGTACTTGCGACTAATAACGCATTTCAGAAAGGACTGTTAAAAGTCAATGAGGAAAAATGCCCGGAGCTTGCCAAATGTTTTGAGCAGCTAGCATATAATGCCAATGGTGAGCCAGACAAATCAAGCAATCTTGACCACTTGCCAGACGCGGCAACTTATCCAATTGCATTTGAAATGCCCGTTAAAAAACCAGCAACAAAAATTAACGTTAAATTTTCGAGGTAAACAGAATGCCCGTTACTGATCAGCATAAAGATTATAAACAGTATTTACCGCAATGGCAGACAGTGCGTGATTGTGTAAAAGGCAAATCAGCAATAGAGAAAAAGAAAACAAAATATTTGCCTAAACCTTCGCCGGATGATTTAAGCCCTGAAAATGAGAAGCGTTATGATGACTATTTGCAGAGGGCTAATTTTGTTGGTTTTACTGGCAGCACTCTTTCAGGGATGCTTGGAATGGTGTTCAAAAAACAAACTGTTCATGAAGTAGATTCATCAATTGAATATATCAAAAAAAATGCAAATGGTGGAGGCCTTACTCTTGATCAGATGGCGCGTAAAATTATCAGCGACGTTATACAGACAGGCAGATTCGGTCTGCTTGTCGATTACCCAAAAGCACCAAAGGGCCTGACTAAAGCGCAAGTGTCAGCAATGAATCTACAGGCTAGCATTCTGACATATGCCACAGAAAGAATAATTAATTGGCGCACGCATATGGTAGGCGGTGTTAGAAAGTTATCTCTTGTTGTGTTAATGGAAGATCATGAAGAAATAGCAGCTGATGGATTTGGCACTGAATGCAAGGAATATCATCGAGTATTAAAAATTGAAGGTGGGAAATATATTCAGGTTCTTTATGATGATAAAGAAAACATTGTTGATATAGTTGAACCAACAGATTCAACAGGGAAGCGATGGAATGAAATTCCTTTTGTTTTTGTTGGATCAGAAAATAATGATGAGGTTGTTGACAAGTCGCCACTATATGACCTTGCAGAAATTAATATTTCCCATTATCGAAACAGCGCAGATTTTGAAGAATCCGCATTTATGGTTGGTCAACCAACGCCAGTTATATCGGGATTGTCTCAAGCATGGGTTGATGAAGTATTAAAAGGCGGCGTTTCCCTTGGTTCGCGCACAGCTGTTTTGTTGCCTGAAAACGCATCGGCTGATTTATTGCAAGCACAATCTAACACAATGCCAGCTGAAGGAATGAAAGAAAAAGAGGCGCAAATGGTAAAGATTGGGGCTCGAATCATTCAGGATGCAGGCGGAAATGAAACGGCAGAAGCTGCTAAAATGCGCTTTGGTGGGCAAAACTCACAGCTTGGAACTATTGTTGGTAACGCTCAGTCAGCCTTGCTTGATTGTTTTGAATGGGCAAAACGGTTTATGGGTGGAGTTGGTGACTCAATATTAGAGATTAATCGTGAGTTTTATGATAAGCGAGTTGACCCGCAATTAATTGTGGCCGCGATCCAAATGGTTGATCGTGGAATTATAACAAAAAATGATTTACGCGACGATCTCAGAAGTTCAGGCATGATTGATGAAGCTAGAACCAATGAACAGATAGATGAAGAGGCCGAAATAGGGATTACCTTCTAATGTCATCACGGCAAGCAATTATTGATGCGGCTACGCGGCATCAGGTATTTTTGCAGCGATACGGTGGCCAGCAATCAAAAGAAGCAGTTAGGGCGCTGAATAAATTGCGCCGGGATATTGTTGTTCGTATCAACCAAGCAGGCACAACAATAAGAGCTCAGCAGCTTGGTGCAATGCTTCAGGAAATAGAAAGCCTGGCTAAAGCTGCAATGACTGATATCACAAGTAATGCTGTTATTGGGATGCAGAATTTAGCGTTGAGTGAATCAAAATTTTCTGTTGAATTATTTGAAAAAACAACAAAGGCTGCGTTCTCATCCCCTTCCACTGAAGCATTGATCGGCGCTGTTGAAAATTCACCAATGGCCGCGCCTGCTGGCATGGCATCAGTTAGTATATCGACAGCATACAAAGATTTTTCACAAAAAAAAGTGGCTGAAATAACGCAGGCTATTCGGGACGGGGTTGCGCTAGGGGATTCAACTGGCGTTATCGCTGATAAGCTGGCAACAACAATGACAACATTAACAAGGCGACAATTAGAGACACTGGTTAGGACTTCAACTAATCACATTTCGGCAATGGCTAGAAATAAGGTTTATGAACAAAATTCAGATATCCTTGATGGTTATCAATGGGTGTCAACCCTTGATGGCAGAACCACAATGATTTGCGCATCACGTGATGGCAAAGTTTATTCAACCGGATCCGGGCCTGTCCCTCCCGCTCATTGGGGCTGTAGATCAACGACGATACCAAAAGTTAAACCAGAATTTGATCTTGGCAGTAAGGTAACAGGGCAAAGAGCATCAAAAGGGGCAATAGGGGCAAAGGCTGTTTCTGGTAAAACTACTTATGGTGGATGGCTGCGACAGCAACCAAGAGAATTTATTGATGAAGCGCTAGGGCCGGAAAGGTCTAAATTATTTAGAACGGGGCAATTAAAGATTGATCAATTTGTCGATCCAACTGGCCGGGTATATACTTTGCAACAATTGGAGCAGATGAACCCGTTCGTCTTTCAAGATTTATAAACGTTTTATAAACAATGGGCTGTGCTCATAGGAGAAAATAGAAATGCTATTTCAAAACCAAAAAAAATTGTACGGGCGCGTATTCCGTGAAGAGTCAGGCGGCGAAGGTGAACCCGGCGGCAGCGGTGAAGGTGAAGGCGAAGGCGAAGGCGATAGCCAGGCCATCAGCAAAGAAGCCTATGAAGCCTTGCAAGCAAAATTGGATGCAGAGGCAGCTGAAAACCAACGCTTGAATGCAAAGATCGGAGAGGCCAACAAACACAAAAAAGAAGCCGAGCGGCTGGCAAAACAAAAAGAACGTGAATCCCTTGAGCAAAAAGGTGATTACGAGCAGCTACATAAATCAGCCATGCAGGAACTTGAACGAGAGCGTGAAGAGCATCAAACGTTGCGTGATAAAATTTCAAAACGCGATGAGCGAAACGAGGCTTTAAGAATTGCAGGAACTTTGGCTGAAGGGGCAAACATTGAACTGTTAGCTGATTTTGTCCAGCGTAGGTTGAAATCTACAGAAGAAGGGATTAAGGTTACAAATGAAGCGGGTGAACTAACCGTTTCAAGCCTTGAAGATTTAGCAAAAGAGTTTATGGGCAGTGCTCGTTTCTCTTCATTAATCAAAGGCAGTCAATCCTCTGGCGGCAGTGCCAACGGTGGGTCAAGCGATGGCAGCGGTGCTGCAAAAGAGATCGGGCGATCCGATTTTAATAAATTAACCCCAGCTGAGCAGATGAAATTCATTCGCGAAGACGGCGGAACCGTAATTGAAGATTAATTTTAATTCATTAGAGGATTTAAGAAAATGGCAGAGAATACCCTTACCGGGCTGATCCCGGATATTTACGAGGCACTTGATGTTGTTTCGCGTGAGCTTGTTGGCTTGGTTCCATCAGTCACAATGAACGCAAGCGCAGAACGTGCAGCCTTAAACCAAGATATTATTGTTGATGTTGAGCCAGCAGGAAATGTCAGCGATATCACGCCAGCAATGGTTGTTCCCGATCCAACGGGTCAGACTTCAGGTAATGCTGCAATCACCATTACTAAAGAACGTGCAGCGGAATTTGGCTTTAATGGTAATGCCGCCAAAGGTTTGAATACTGGCGCAGGTTATCAGAACACGCGGGCAGGCAAGATTGCGCAAGCAATTCGAGCTGTTGCAAATGAAGTTGAAACTGACCTTGCAGCGCTGCAAAAAACTTTTTCTCGTGCTTATGGTACACCAGCCACAACGCCTTTCGGCACTGCTAACGATTACACCGATGCATCCAACGTGATGAAAATCTTGAAGGATAACGGCGGCAACGTTGATCCGCAGCTTGTCCTTAATACTACAGCTGGCGCCAATTTCCTGGGTAAGCAATCAGCGGTTAATGCGGCTGGCACTGATTCAATGTTGCGTCAAGGTGTGTTGCTTGATCTTCATGGCATGCCGATCCGCGAATCAGCACAGATTCAAACACAAACAGCTGGCGCTATGGCTTCAGCAACAACAAATAATGCAGGTTATGCAGTAGGCGCAACGGTTCTTACCCTTGCAACAGCTGGAACAGGTGTTATTGCAGCTGGTGATATTATTACCATTGCGGGCGATACCAATAAGTACGCAGTAACTTCTGTTGTGTTTGCAGGTGCTAACCCAGCAGCAGGTGATACAATTACTATTGCCGCTCCCGGTTTACGTGTTGCTATCGCCACATCAGCAACAGCAATTACTGTTGTTGCAAGTTCTGCACGTAATATGTGCTTTGCCCGTTCAGCGCTTGTTCTTGCTGCACGTGCTCCCGCACTACCAGAAGAAGGTGATATGGCAGCAGATCGCCAGATTATCACTGATCCACGATCTGGATTGTCTCTTGAGTTCTCTATGTATAAAGGCTACCGAAAAGTACGCTATGAAGTTGGCCTAGCATGGGGCGTTAAGAACATCAAGCCAGAGCATACGGCCTTGCTATTAGGCTAATTAAATCAGGGGGAGTTTTCTCCCCCTTTTTTTTCTTTTTTTTCTTTTTTTTATCGCTCTATAAAAGAGGTAACGATGAAGTTATATTTTAAAAGAGCAAATCGGTTTGGCGGTAAATTCATAGAATTGCGGGGTGATTGTAGCGAGGCAAGGGCTTCTGCTCATCCGGCCAGCCCACAAGAGCTAGCTAACTGGGGTGAAGTTGTTGTTTATAAAGAGCCAGCATTATTGAATGAGGCTTTTCTAAGTGACCCCGTTCCAGGCCATCCTATTGCTGGATTTACTTGTGAAGATTACGGTCAACGATGGTTCTTTGATTTAGACTTTGCAGTTGTTAGTCGTGTGGGTAGAGTTTACAACCTTCGCATGTTTAATAAGTATGCCAGCTCTACAGATGATGGTTTTAGTGCAGCTAGACAAGCTCGGATCCAGCAGTTGCTAGAAAGCTGGAAGGCGACAGGGATCGTTTTTGCAGCTAATGAAGTCACCTGCACTATCGATATCGGTGATGCTATGAGTTCTGTAGGCTTTTGGGATGGTGATTTAAATCCCGATACTATCTTGCAGACAGTGTTCACTGTTGAAGACTATAATGAAGCGACAGGTATTATTCACTTAAAAGCTGACTATTCTGCTACAGGTAAAAATCCAACATCTACAGAACGCTTTATAAATAAACTAAAGGATTTAAATGGCTTTGAGTTATTAAGCCATGCTAACAGGATTATTGAATTTACCTTACATCGTTCAGTTGCAAGAGATCGTTTTGCTGAAGATATCAGAATCCAGACAGAAGATGTTATTTATTTACGTCGATGGTTTGTAGGTGAGGGCGTGATGAATGCTATTGAAACTAATGGTGGTAGTATGAATGTATACATTGGTGACTTAGTAACATATCTTAAGGATCACGCAGCGGTTTAATGGCTGAAGACGTCAACAGAGTCGATACTGATGGTGCTGGAGCTTATTCCAGTTTGAATGCTTGGGAATCTGCTGAAGGTGCAGATATGAGCGGTGATGATCCTGTTGCTGAGCTTAGCGCTTCTTCTGGATCGGCAGATACGACCAATGTCGCAATCAACGGTTTTAGTAATTACGGCAAGATCATTATTCGGGATTATGACTCTACCGGGCGGGCGTCGACTGAGTGGGACACTAGCGTATATCGTCATTCGGGCGGATCTTATCAGCCTATTACTTTAGCCTTGCCTGATATTGAATTATGGAATGTACAGGTTGAGCACAATCCTACCAGTGATGGTCATGCCTGCGTTCAATGGACTGATGTAGATATTTTAATGGATGGCTGTCACATCACCACCACCGATGTAACTAATTCCAATAACCGAGCTATAGATGCAGGCTACGTCACCGGCAACACGCTAAGCACAATTAGAAACTGCATTGTAGATGGCTTTAGCGGGACTACTCATACAGGGATTTTCCTCAATTATTATGGTACGTCTGGCG